GTTGATATCTTAGTTACAAGAAATTCACCATTTAAACATAACCAAGTTTCCATCTTTTCTTTATGAAAATGCATAGAGAACTTTGATCCAGCTTTAAATGATAATAGTTTACCACAATATTTATCATTTGTAGCAAAGATCAATTCATGACCCCAGCCTTTCTCTACAAAACCTTTAAGTCTTGTCATTTAACCACTCCAATATTTTAGTAGATGATTCACCAGGGACAGTGTCAAATATTTTTATTAATGCTAAACCACGACCAACTACGTATTCAGGTTCATAATCGCCGCCTTTGGTAATCATATATGGCTTAACTTTTTTGATTAATTCTAATGGAGTATCTTCATCAAAGATAATAACTTCATCAACATATCGTATAGCTTCAAGAACTAACTTTCTTTCATCTTGTTTGTGAAATGATTTTCTTTTAATTCTTTCCATACTTGCATCAGAATTTAGACCTACTATTAATTTAGTACCATGAGATCTAGACTCTTTTAAGTATTGTATGTGACCAGGGTGGATTAGATCAAAACACCCATTAGTAAATACAACTTTCTCTTCATTCAATTTCATTCTCCACTTTAGTTTTTATATAAATAGATTCAATAACATAGTTTATTATACCATAAAACTCGGCAAATGTACAGGAAAAAATATGGCAAATCCTAATTCTCGCAGCACTTTACTTGATTATTGCCTCAGAAAACTTGGTGCACCTGTACTCGAAATAAACGTCGATGCAGATCAACTTGAAGACCGTATCGATGAAGCTCTTCAAGTATATCAAGAATTCCATTCTGACGCAACAATCAAAACTTATCTTAAGCATTTAGTTACTTCTACTGATGTTACTAATAAGTATATTCCTATATCATCTAACATTATATATGTCTCTCGAATATTGCCTTTCTCAGAATCGACAAGTTCCAGTTCAAATATGTTTGGCATTAAGTATCAAATGATGTTGAATGACATATCAGATTTGCAGAACTTTGCAGGTGATTTAGGTTATTATACACAGATGCAACAATATCTTTCGCTTTTGGATTCTACTTTAAATGGTACTCCACAGATTAATTTTTCAAGACATCAAAATCGTTTAAATGTGTTTGGTGATTTTGAAGATCAAGACATAAGAGCTGGGGAATATATTATAGCAGAAGTTTATCAGATTAACGATCCTAACACACACACATCAGTATATAATGATATGTGGTTAAAAGACTATTTATCACAGTTAATAAAACAACAATGGGGAGCCAATTTAATTAAGTTTGAAGGAATGCAACTCCCAGGTGGTGTATCACTAAATGGTAGAGCATTATACGACGATGCTACTGCTGAATTAGAAAAGCTTATGGAAAAAATAAGATTAGAACATGAGCTACCAGCTGACTTTTTTATAGGATAATTTAATGGCTACTAACGCATACTTTAGTGACAAAGTCACGTCGGAACAGAGACTTTACGAAGATATTATTATTGAGTCTTTGAAGATGTATGGCCAAGATGTGTATTACATACCTAGAACTTTAGTAAACGTTGATACAATTTTTAATGAAGATATTCCTTCTAAATTTAGTAATGCATACAAAATTGAAATGTATATTGATGGCATAGACGGATTCGAAGGTGAAGGAGATATCTTTACTAAGTTTGGTGTCGAAATGAGAGACGAAGCTACATTTGTTGTAGCAAGAAAAAGATTTGGAAATACCGTAGTTCAGTATGATAATCAAATAACTTCTGAACGTCCACAAGAAGGTGATTTAATTTACCTTCCGTTAACTAATCATTTATTTGAAATAGGCCACGTAGAAAAAGAACAACCATTCTATCAACTATCAAATTTACCTACGTTCAAAATGAGATGTAACTTATTTGAATATTCAGGTGAGCAATTAGCAACTGGCTTAGGAGAAGTCGATGATATCGAGGTTACTAACACATATCAATACGTGCTTGGTTATACTAAACCAACACGAGCAACAGCATCCGCATTGTTATCCGGTGGAGTTTTATCTGAGATAAGTATTTTAGATTCAGGTGATGGTTATCGTGGAGCAGCACCAAGTGTGACTGTATCTGCTCCTGGTGTAGGTGGTGTAACTGCAATTATTGGTACTACACTTTCAGGTGGTAAAATATCAGCACTTACAATATCAAGTGGAGGATCAGGATATACTGCAGCTCCTACTCTTATTATTGGTGGTCCAACTGATGTTGAATTTGAAAGAGGCGAAACAATTACTCAGACTTTTGCAAGTGGAGTAAAGATAACTGGCGAAGTAGTAAAACAATTAGATTCAGATGCTCAAGTCTATGTCGCTCATGTTGGAGCTGATGATGGTAAATTCCACACTTTTGTAACTGGCCTAGATATAACAGGAGCAAATTCTTTTGCTGCATCAACGTTGAAGTCGGTCACAGAATTAATGAATCAAACAGATACAGAAGACAATGCAGATTTCGATACAGATATGTCAGGATTCTTGGACTTCTCAGAAAATAACCCATTTGGAGATCCTGAATAATGAGTGATGATTTTGATTTTGGTTTTACGGCAGTAAACGAAGATGAGCTTGAAGTAACTAAAGAAATTAAAGTTTCTAGTGAAATTAGTAAACAGCAATTAGATAAATTGTATAATGCTATTGTTCCTCTATTGAATAATCTAAAAGCAAATCCTGAGAAAGATTATATTCTTTGGCCTGATAGGTTAGCAAAAGTTGAAGCATTCGAAACTGTATTACAAAAAATATATAGGGGCGGATAATGTTCGGCAATTATTTTTATCACGAAAGAACACGTAAAGGTGTATCAACCTTCGGTAAAGTCTTTAATGACATTTATGTTTTAAGAAAAGATTCTACTGGCAAAGTAGTGAATCAAATTAAAGTTCCATTGTCATATGCACCAAGACAAAAGTTTTTAGAAAGAATTAAAACTGTACCTAATGATGGTGAAACACACTTATCAATAAAACTACCAAGAATGTCGTTTGAAATAACCGGCATTAGTTATGATACACAAAGACAATTGCCTAAAGGTAATTTTGAAAACCGGCCTGGATCAACAAATTCTAAAAGACAAAAGTTCAGACAGTCAGTTCCATATATTATGAACTATGATTTGAACGTTTATGCTAAAAATCAAGACGATGCTTTACAAATTGTAGAGCAAATATTACCTTATTTTAATCCGCAATATACTTTAACAGTTAAACCATTTGGATCTTCATACAATATATCAGAAGATGTTCCAATTATTTTAACTGGTGTGAGTATGAATGATGATTATGAGGGTGATGTATCAAGTAGAAGAACTATAATTTATACTCTTTCTTTTGATATGCATGCTAACTTTTACGGACCAATTAACGAAGGCGGTATTGTTCGTAAAGCAATCGCACCAATTGCAATACTCGGTGCTTCAACTTCAGTTGATTCAAATGGTGGAACTAAAATAACTACTACAACAACTACTACACCATTAGAAACAATAACGATAACACCTACTCCAAGTGGCGTATCTCCTGATAGCGACTTTGGCTTTAATGAAACTATAATATTAGCATCAGATTCGGATGCTGCGGCAATTTAGGAGAATATCAATTGAGTGATTCTGATAATGTAAAAGGTGACTATGAGTATTCTAGGACTACCTATTATGATCTAATCGAACGAGGAAAAGAAAGTCTAAATTTAGCAATTAGAATTGCAGAAGAAACTGAACACCCTAGAGCTATTGAAGTTCTTGCTGGAATGTTAAAACAAGTTTCTGATGTTAATGATAAATTAATGGATTTAAATAGAAAATTAAAAGTAATAAAAGACGACGATCCTAAGAATATTACTAATAATACAACAAACAATAATCTTATGATTACTACTGCTGATCTACAGAAATTATTAAAACAAGACGCGAAAGAGAGTATTATTGATGTCACACCCCCACAGTTACCTAGGAAATCCTAATGTTAAGCGGGACGGTGTTGATCAAGAATGGACATCTGAACTAGTAGAAGAATATATGAGGTGTTCAAAAGACCCTCAATATTTCGCTACAAAATATATAAAGGTCATATCACTCGATGAAGGTTTAGTTAAGTTCGACTTATACCCTTATCAAATAGATATGTTTAAACATTTTAATGACAATCGCTTTAGCATTGTTCTGGCATGCCGCCAGAGCGGAAAATCAATATCAGCATGTGCCTATCTATTATGGTACACCCTCTTTACACCAGAAAAAACAGTTGCGGTTTTGGCAAATAAAGGGGCGACAGCTAGGGAAATGTTATCTCGTATCACGCTCATGCTGGAAAACATTCCATTCTTTTTACAAGCTGGTGCAAAAAGGCTTAACAAAGGTTCTATTGAGTTTAGTAATAATTCTAGGATTATCGCTAGTGCTACTACTGGTTCTTCAATTCGTGGCCTTTCAGTCAATCTTCTTTACTTAGACGAGTTTGCTTTTGTAGAAAGAGCTACTGAGTTTTATACATCAACTTATCCAGTTGTATCGGCTGGTAAAGATACAAAAGTTATTATTACTTCTACTGCAAATGGTATTGGTAATCAATTCCATAAAATATGGGAAGGTGCAGTTCAAAAAACAAATGAATATTCGTCTTTTAGAGTTGATTGGAATGATGTTCCGGGCCGTGATGAAAAATGGAAAGATGAAACTATTTCCAACACGTCTCAATTGCAATTCGATCAAGAGTTTGGAAATACGTTCTTCGGAACGGGTAATACTCTTATCAATGCTGAAACGTTATTAAGACTTAGAGCTATTCCGCACAAATCTGTATTAGAAGGTGGAGATCTAATAATATATGAAGAGCCTAAAGCTGGTCATCAATATATTGGTACTGTAGATGTAGCGAGGGGAAGAGGTCAGGATTATTCTACATTTAATTTAATCGATATTAGCGTACGTCCATTTGAACAAGTAGCTGTGTATCGCAACAACACTATCTCTCCATTGCTCTTCCCAAATATTATTTATAAATATGGGAAATTGTACAATGAAGCTTATATGATTGTTGAGTCAAATGACCAAGGATCTTTAGTTACTCATGGATTATATCACGATTTAGAATATGAGAATATGCATGTTTCGTCTATGGTTAAAGCCGATTCTTTAGGAATTGAAATGACTAGGAAAACCAAAAGACTTGGTTGTTCTGGAATTAAAGATTTATTAGAAAATAATAAGATAGATATTAAAGACGAAAATACTATATTAGAAATATCTACATTTGTTTCTAAAGGTGTCTCGTATGAAGCACAAGATGGAAACCACGACGATTTAATGATGAACTTAGTTATGTTCGGATATTTTATATCTACTCAATTCTTTGGAGATATGACAGACATTAATATTAAAGATATGATGTTTAAACAAAGGATGAAAGAGATTGATGATGATCTACCAGGGTTTGGGTATATTTCCAATGCTGTAGATGATATTCCAACGTTAACTGAAGATCAATTAGCAGGGCGAAGCTGGGCAGTAGAAGACACGCATGATTTCTAAAGAGCCTATTTATTATAAATAGTTACAGGTGAAAAGATAATTAAGCGTATTATGTTAGCTCATAAATTAAACTGAGAGGAATAGAAAATGGCATTTTCAGAATCTCCATCAATTGTTGTTAGAGAAATCGACTTATCTGGGGTAGTCCCTTCAGTTTCGAGTTCAACTGGCGCTATTGTTGGCAACTTCGAATGGGGCCCTGTTTTACAACCAACGAAAATCTATAATGAGACTTCGTTAGTAGAAACATTTGGTGCTCCGCAAGATAATACTTCAAGAAACTTTCACGAAGCTTCATACTTTTTAAAGTATACGTCAGACCTTCGTGTAATCAGAGTCATAGACTCAGCTGGCGCAAACTCGTTTTCAGGTGGTGCAGATAGTGCTGTTGAACACGTTGTTAAAACTAATGATCATTGGGATTTAGTTGAAGCATCTCAGGTTGCGAGTGGCAGAAACTTCCTGGCGAAATACCCAGGAGACTTAGGTAATACATTACAAATACAAATTTGTCCTGCAGACTCTACCGGTAATAACGCAGTATTTGCAGGCTGGTCTTTAGAAAATAATTTCGATGGAGCACCAAGAACTTCAAACTTTGCAACAGGTGTAAACGCTAAAAACGACGAAGTGCACGTTGCAGTACTTGATAGACGCGGCAAGATCACTGGTACAGTTAATAGTGTACTAGAAACTTTCCCATATGTTTCACTAGCATCTAATGCAAAAA